CAGATGGGAGTAGACTGTACCTTAAGCATACTCAGGGTGGCTATCCCTTCATAGTGTGCCGATACCCGTTCAGTCGTTGAAAGCCTACCTTATCCTGCCACGCGGACTTAGGTAGTAACTCTGCGGATCACCCAATCTCTTTCGTTTTTACTATACCCGAGGTCATTACCCTGGGTATCACCCACAGTTTCCTATGAATGAGTAGTAGAAAGAGCTCTAAGGGCTTTCCCGCAACGAGGTATCTTGCCTGAATACACCTAGTATACCTATTCAGACTAGCAGTGTTTTTAGCACTACTTGGGCTAGAATTAACCCCAACTCCTCGAAGAGTATTTTGCATATCTCATCGTGGAAGAACTTTCGGTCGATAGTCTTGAGAATAATAAAATCCTCTTTGTTACAATGGTGCCGATGGCGCCTGAGAAGTTGATACAATACGTATTGGGTGTTGATAAAGTTCTTTCTCTTAATGTGTTTAAATCGTTTGTGATAAAGTTCAATAAGAATATCAAAGTCATCAAGAAGTTGATCCTCAAGATAGCTGATGTCATCCGGTTTGATGCAAGTGAAGTTGTAATGTACCAGATGTACATTTTCGTAATGATTGGAATAGTTCAACTCCTTCAGGAAGATCATAATATGCTTCTTTGTAATGTTTTGGAAGCGAATCTCCTTCGATGTGTCCTTATCACCATGCAAAAGGTGGTGTAGGAAAAACTGTTCCTCCAGATCATTGTACACTTTGTCTAATATAGTGCAGTTTTGCTTACCTTGGTATTGCTTAATGCAATCACGGAAGTGTATCTTGGGGTCGTACATGTATTTACTGGCGATATTAATGCGGTCGATATCGTTGTACGAGGAGTTGTACTTCATAACGATCTGTCTAGAATAACATTTGGTACAGACGTAAATATTACCATCGATAATATCGAATTCCTTTTTGTTTGGACAGTTGTTACATCTGATATGTTCAGGTTTTCTAGCACGCTCAAACTTTATGTCAACGTGTTTGGATGCTTCTTCTAGATACTGGTCTATTACTCGGCTCTTCTGCCGATAGTTTTTGGACGCTTTTCCCATGAAACTCACTTTTATTGGGGTTTTCAGTATCTGCTTGTACTCTTCTATGTACTGTACGGTTTCCATTACATAGAAATTGTACTTACTCTGGGTCACCAATTCTTCAATGTACAGTAAAAGCTCGTCCCTAGCCTTTTCTAATCTTACTTTGATCCGTCGACGAAGTTTGTCGTTTTGTAGAGATGCTTCTATTTCACATAGCTTCTCCCTGTGGATAGGTAGCTTTTTGAACTCTTCCTCGAAGTTCTTGCGTATATTGGCATCTATGCTTAAAATATCTAGATCAGACATATGCTTTGTTAAATCACCTGTTTCATTTAAGCCCACATTTTCCATTTTTGTTTAATACGGTATTAGAGTTGAAAATTGTTGAAAAAACGAAAAATTATCTTGTGCTAATATAAAACAATGGCATCTATCTGTACGTCTAATGTAACTTCTGGCTTTATCGATTTGGCCACTTTTGACGAAATTGAAAAGTATCTTTATGGTGGTCCCGACGCCACTGCCTATTTTGTCCGTGAGACTAGGAAGGCTACCTGGTTCACTCAGGTTCCTGTGGTATTGTCGCGTGCTGCCGGATCTCCCGCTTTCGGACAGGAATGGTCCGTCGCTATCTCCCGTGCTGGTGATTACATGCTCCAAACATGGCTGCGTTTGACTACCCCTAAGGTTGAACTTCTGGACTCAAACAGCAGCACCACCAATGGACATATTCGTTGGACTCGTAACTTCATGCACAATATCATCCGTGAGTGCTGCATTACTTTCAACGACTTGGTGGCTGCTCGCTTTGATAACTACCACCTTGACTTCTGGGCTGCGTTCACCGTTCCCGCTGGTAAGCGTAATGGTTATAATAACATGATCGGTACTTTCGGTGATATGATCGAACCCCATAAAACACTTGAATCCCGTACTCTGAATTTGCCTCTGCCTTTCTTCTATGGTCGTGACAGTGGTGTGGCTCTTCCCACTGCTGCTCTTCCTTACAACGAGATGCGCATCAACTTCTCGTTCCGTGACTGGCAGGATCTGTTGATCTTTGAAGATCACACAGCCACTGGAGAACAGCGTAAGGCCATTGAAGTCGGATCAGATAAAGACATTGCTCATGCTCCTGTTCTCGGAACTACTCAGGTGTGGGCTAACTATGCTATCGTTTCTAACGACGAGCGTAAGCGTATGGCCTGTGCTCCTCGTGATATCTTGATCGAGCAGGTGCAGACAGCTCCCCGCCAGAGCTTCACTCCTGTAACCAGTGCCCAACAGAGCTACGACGTTCGTTTCTCCCACGCCATCAAGGTTCTCTTCTTCGCTGTGCGCAATCGTACTTGGCGTTCTGAGTGGTCTAACTACGTCACTGCTTCCCCATTTAGCAATGGTTCTACGGTGGATTACTCTCCCGTGTCCGCTTCTGACCCTATTTCACGGACATCTCTGATCTACGAGAACACCAACCGTTTGTCTCAGATGGGTTCTGACTACTTCTCCTTGGTTAACCCCTACTTCCATTCTCCTACCATCCCTACGGATACTGGATATCACTCATACTCTTACAGTTTGGACTTTATCTGCTTGGATCCTATGGGTTCTACCAACTATGGTAAGCTCACTAACGTCTCCATCGTTCCCGAGGCCTCAACTGCTGCAGTCGATGCAGCAAAAGATGATGGACAGCTATTTGAATTTATCATTACAGCTGTCAATAACAACATCATCAGAGTTAGCGGAGGAGCATTGGGTTTCCCGGTATTATAAGGGAATTTTTAAGTGAGTTTTTACAGGTTTTAGATTTGATTTTTATATGTACCATAACATATAAAATAAAAATGCCTACATGTACATTCCAAAAAGTACAAGATAGAATAATAGAAAACTTGACTAAGCATGGAGCTGAACTCATTTCCTTTGAGAAAGGTCGTAAAGTATGGTATCGCTGTTCATGTGGTAATGAAGCCGAATCACATACTTCCAACATGGGCAAGTCTGCTTGGAAAGGAACATGTGTTAAATGTTCTAAACAAATGAGAATTTAGAAACAAATAATGAAACGTTTATTACAAATACTTATATGTGCAATGAACAGACAACAGAGCTATTGTAAGTTTACAAAACGAGTACCAATGTCTAGATATGACAAGTTGGCAGCTCTTGTCAAAGGTTGGAGAGCAACTAAACAACACACGGTGTAGTTAACTGTTGTGACAAAAAGTGTTATTACTTTTTGGCTTTATTGTCTTTTTATACTTATTCAAGTATGAAAATTTTACTTAGCTTCGTACTCGGACATCTCTCTGGCGTAACGCTCCTTGTCCTCGGCAGCTAGCTTGATATACTTCTCCATTTCTTTCGGGTTCTGCTTTACCTTATTCCAACGAAGAGCAATCTCCTCTACAGACTCCTTTGCTGAAAGTCCTTCCGGAAGATTGGGGCGTTCGTGTATTGAGAAGAAGATGTAGGATGTCTTATTGCGCTTTGGAGCATTGGGGTCCTTTTTCTTCTTTGATTTCCCATATCTCTTACTCTCGGTAGACGCAGATGTATCTACAAGACCGACAAGATTCATTTGTAACTCTGAAGATAGCCAATCATCTGTGAAATCTTCCAGATCATTTTTCTTCAGAAATTTGAGAACAGTTTTATTAACGTGATCCATTTTAATTCATAAATTCTTTACTTTAAACGAATCATAATATTATTAATATAAAGAGGTGAATTTCAGAGCAAAATGAGTAACTTCAATATTGATGATGAAATCGATAAGGATGTAGACAAGTTGGCCGCTCAACTCAAGACGCGATTGAAGAAACTGGTGATACGTAGTGAGAAGCTGATACTCAAACAGTATATTGCTTCCCAGAAGGAGACCTCTCGTCTGGCAAAGATCAAGACTGTTGGAGGATGTAATACAGGTTCTGGAAGTAAAGTAGCAGCTACCAAGAAGGCTCCTCCTCGAAAGTCACCCAAGAAAGAAGCAGATTACGGCTCCTCTTCTGAAGAGAGTTTTTCTGACTCGGACCGTGATTAAACCAATAAACCTGCGTAGATACAAAAATAAAATTGATGATAGATCTAAAAACAACGTACAAAACTAGAAAACATGAGTGCTACTAAGAGAAAAATTGTACTAAAGAAGCTGAAAGCTCATAATACTATTTGGCATCCTGAGTCTACCTTGGTCTTCAAATCTCTGAAGGAGAGGTTGGTTATCGGGAAATATGTAGATGACAAACTCATTCCTTTGGACGAAGAGGCTCTAGACCTTTGTGATAAGTGGAAATTCAAACCAGACGATTCTCTGTTGGAGAACGATGAGTCCGGTGAGAACGATGAGAACGGTGAGGACGATGAGTCCGGTGAGAACGAGGCAGAAGCGGGCACCGCGAAGGGAGATGAACAGACTGATGATGAAGCCGATGAATATACTTCGGAACCCAGTCCCAAAGCACCCAAGAAGTCTCCTCCGAAGAAGGGAGACGATGAGACTGGTGAGGATAAATATGGTGCTACAGAAGAAGTCGAGGAGGAACCTACTCCGGAACCCAGTCCCAAAGCACCTAAGAAGTCTCCTCCGAAGAAGGCAACTTCCAAGACGTCGGAAAAGAAGACTCTTGCTACTCTTAGCGGTGGTAAGGACATTCACTCCCTTACCGAGGGTTTCACGATACAACTGTACACAGCGGTAGAGCTATTGAATAGTCAACTGGCCGAATCTCAAAGACATTTAGAAGAGACTCAAAGCCAGTTTGAAGAGAGTCAAAGCCAGTTAGAAGAGACTAGAACTCAGTTGGTTGAAAAGGGAGATGCTTTGAGCAAGCTACAGAAGGAGTACGACGGTATCAAGAAGAAGTTCGATACTATGAAGTCTCTCTTCAGTTAATTATTTTACAATCTTGATATAAAATGTCGCATATCAAGATTAAATACAATAACTACCATGATCTTGTACATTTCGGACCGTTGTAATGTACTAAACCAAACTCCATTTCTTACCCTCTATTTTAAACCCTGAAAAACAGAAGTTTTCCCACGCTTGGGATTGTATTTTTAATTAGTATATTTCGTGAGCCAGTCACATCTCTATCAATCTCTATAAATCTCTACTTTCTTCAATGAAATAAGGTTTAAATACGTACGGACGAAATTAAAAATGTCTAATTTGTACGTTGTATTGTATATCAACACCGATGATTCTGAGCATTCGGAAGTACTAGGAGTGTATACGAATAAGGACGGTGCGGTAGCAGAACTACTCGAGAGAGCTAATTACCGCGAAAGAGATGGTAAACTAACACAGTACATGAAACCATGTGATGAGTATGAGTCGTTTCAAGCCCTTCGAGACAAAGTATACAGAGATATGGAACTGAAAGATGTGGATATCTATCGCATTCAGGAACTTCCTTGTCTAAGTGGGAAAAGAGACTGTGAAAAGTTACTATCAAAGAAGAATCTGAAGAAGGGTGCTGATCCTTCTTCTGCGGGGCAAAGAAGAAATACTGCGATCAACCAAGAGTCCTTGGAAAAGTACATAGACTCCCTCCTTGCAGACAAGGACACTAATATTAAGCTCTTACCTGATTTCGTAGAGCGGAAAATATACTCCAACGTGTTCTCGATCCTGTTGCGTCTGATGGACGACACGCTAGAGAACACGTCGATCAGCTTTCTGGGTCACCGCATCGTATTTGACGTAGTCAACAGCGGTAGCCAAGATGACAGCCTCTCTTCCTAGTGAAGATGACACCTAGTGAAGATGACACCTAGTGAAGATGACACCTAGTGAAGATGACACCTAGTGAAGATGACACCTAGTGAAGATGACACCT